ATGCCCACACCGAAGTCGAAGCCCACCCCCAAGTCCTGGCGAGATATCCCGGACGCCAGCCACAACAACCCACTGACATCCTGGCCGTCTCCGGAATCTTTAAGCCCAGGCCCACAGACGTCGTTTGCAGCGGTCTGCGGAAACCCAGAGGCTAAGGCCATCATCGATGGCTACGCCTTTCGCTTCCCGGTGACCATCGTCGCCTCTCTGGAGGTGTGCCCATGACAAATAACGAGGATCACCGCTTCGACCCTCAACTCGAAGAATGCCGTAGGGTCTCTGTTTTGGAGGCACGGCGGCGTGGGCTGTCCATGGACGCAGCCGACGATGTAGCGCAGGACACATGCCTTGACCTGTGGACCGCTCTGATAGCGGAGAAGCCCATACGCTCAGTTGGTGCGTGGGCGCGGACAGCCGCCGGACGACGTATCGTGGACGATCACCGGAGGACATCAGCGTCCAAGCGCGGCGGCGGCCTGCTCGAATCACTCGAAGCACACCTGGAAAACCCCACTTTACGACAAACGTATTAGAGGGATAGCAACCGGTTCCCCATAGCCGCAGGCGCGATCGCCTAATCTGGTGACCCCTGCGGCCCCTCATTACTTCGGAGTCTATATGCACACCATCGTCATCGCCGTCATTCTTCTCGCCGCGTTTGCCCTGCTCACATATGTCATGCACCGATTCGTCTTCGTCCGGCTGCTCCCGGCTTATACCGAAGTGTCGAAACGGTCGTTGCTGACGTGAAGACCGATGCAATCAACGAAGTCGAGAAGACCTAGTCATGCAGGACAAAGTGACGAACGAGCGACTTGATGATGTGATCGCCAACTACCACGGAAGCATCCGAGCTATAGCCCTCGAACTCAAAGCCAGCCGCGAGAAAGAACACCCTTCGGCATCCACTTCACTTCTGGTGGAGGGATTCAAAAAGGAAGTAGAGAAGGTCTGATGATCGAACGATTCCTCAAAACCATACTCGATGTTCCGGAACATCTGATCGCTCTGGCTCTGGTCGCCGCTGGATCGTGCATCGCGCTCACTCATCTGCCTCATGCGTTTGAAGTCGGATCTGCATTGACCAGCTCCGGACTGGCCATGTATCGCGGTGTTAAGCAGTAACAAAATTGAATTCGGTCAGCCCCGAGCTTGGTCGGGCTAGTCTCTGATGGCCCTTACGGGACGGAGATATCGTGGGTTGGAATTGCCCGCACACATCCTCATCGCACCCTGAGCCTCCATCTTCCAACCCATCGCCAATACGGTCATTCTTGGCGAATGCCTGGATGAGATGAGCAAACTGCCAGATGGTATCGTCGATTGTGTTTTAACCGATCTACCGTATGCCACCACGCGGAAATAGTGGGACATGCTGATTCCGATGGATCAGCTCTGGGCTGCATGGACGCGGATATGCAAGCCGGGTGCTCCGATCATTCTGTTTACACAGCAGCCTTTCACAACGACTGTTGCAGCCAGCAATCTGAAGCAGCTCCGTACTGAACTCATCTGGGAGAAGCCACAGGGAACGAACTTCCTAAACGCTATCCGCTGAAAGTTCACGAGAACATCCTGATCTTTTGTGATCGGACTCCTGCGTACTACCCGCAGATGACGACTGGTTCAAAGCCGTATATCACCGGTAAGAATGGACGATCCTCGAACTACGGATTCTTCAAAGAGTCGCGCACGGAGAATCAAGGCACTCGATGCCCACGCTCTGTTCTCAAGTTCACTTCTGATCGTGGACTTCATCCAACGCAGAAGCCGGTCGCACTGATCGAGTATTTGATCCGGACCTATACCGAGCCAGATGCGATCATCCTGGACTGCTGTGCTGGATCAGGTAGTACGGCGGTCGCTGCAATCAACACCGGTCGTCAGTACATCGCGATTGAACGTGACGAGATTTACCACGCGCTGGTTGAGAAGAGACTAGCTGATGCCACAAGCAGCGAAGCGCCCTTGCCGCAAAACTGGCTGCCCGAAGCTGTCTGCCACCGGCTACTGTGACGATCATACTGAGTTACGCAAAGCTGCTGATAGATATCGAGGCAATGCGGCAAGTCGTGGCTATGACCATGAATGGTCTGTCTTCCGACTGACCGTACTCCGGCGTGACAACTGGTTGTGCCTGGACTGCCTTGCTGCTGGCCGCGTTACATCAGCTCTCGATGTAGATCACGTCATCCCGCTGTCTCAAGGTGGCGAGCGCCTAGACGCCACCAATTGCCGAAGCCTCTGCCGTGCCTGCCACCGGGCCAAGACCGCCGCTGACCATCGTTGACAAGCAGCCTCAAGTCGATGACCTACCGGGGGTATGGGGGTCGGATTTGTTGACCTCAAGGCCAAAGCTGACCAGCCATCCGTTTGACTTTTATTTACGCGATTTGAAATCTCATTTTTTAGCTATTTTGCCACTGTTTTCAAGGAACGGACTACCATGGCCGGTCGCATTCGTAAGCCAGCCTCAACCCGTGAGCTAGAAGGCAATCCGGGTCACCGACCTATACCCGCTGAGCTCAACTTCGATGCCGCCGGTGAGATTGGTAAGCCGCCCTCATGGCTGGACAAAGAAGCGAAGCGTGAGTATCGACGCATCACCGCCGCGCTCGCCGATCTCGACATGCTCCGCGCCACAGATGTAGGAGTGATGGCCTCATACGCGGTTGCGTTCTCCAGATGGATCGCTGCCGAAAAGAAGATCGCCGTTGAGGGAACAGTCCTCAAAGTAGAAGGCTCCCAGGGACAGATAAAGTTTGTGAAGCACCCGGCCCTCATGGTCAGCTCCGAGGCTCAAAAGCAAATGCTTCGTGCGGGTTCTTTGCTTGGCCTGAATCCCGTTGACCGGTCAAAGATCAGTGCCACGCCGAAGCAACTCGCAAACCCATTCGCCGCCTTAATGGCTGATGATGAGGCCGATCCCGACTAGGACCACGAATGAAAGATCACGCCGCCGTCGCACAAGAATATGCGCGGGCAGTGATCGCCGGTGAGATCCTCGCGTGTCGCTGGATCAAACTGGCGTGCAAACGACACCTCGATGATCTTGAGCGCAGTGCCGCTGATCCTGAGTACGCGTATAAGTTCAGCTCGAATAAAGCCAATAAGATTTGCCGGTTCGCCGAGATGCTTCCGCTCGGTGGGCGCTGGGGCGGCAACGGTAAAACCCTCAAGCTCCAGCCGTGGCAAGCATTCATATTTGCCTGCACCTTCGGATGGCTCCGCCGTAAGGACAACCTTCGCCGGTTCCGTACCGTTTGCCTGTACGTGCCACGCAAGAACGGCAAGAGCTTCATGTCTGCGGTTGTCGGCTTGTACTGCCTGCTCCTTGATGGAGAGCAGCAGGCCGAAGTATATTGCGGCGCGACAACTCATGAGCAGGCGCAGTATGTTTATCGCCCCGCCGCTCAGATAGTCCGTAAGACACCTGGGCTGAAACAGCTCGGCATCAACGTACTCGCCAACGCCCTCGTAGTTCCAGCAACCGAATCAAAGATGATGGCAATCATCGGGCAACCGCCTGATGGATCGTCACCGTCATGCGCTCTGCTAGACGAAGCGCACGAATGGCCAAATGACCATCTGCTGTCCACAATGCAGACAGGCATGGGAGCGAGGCTCCAGCCTCTCACCTGGATCACGACCACAGCCGGATACAACACCGCTGGTCCTGCCAAGCTACTTCAGGATGACCTTCAGGATGTACTGGAGGGAACCAAGATCGATGACGAACTCTTCGGCCTGATCTACGGCCTCGATGCTGGGGATGATTGGAAAGAAGAGTCGGCCATCCACAAGGCCAACCCGAACCTGGGCATAAGTGTTGGCCTCGATTATCTGAAGTCGCAGCAGCAGAAGGCAATCAATACTCCTCGGTTGCAGACCCAGGTAAAGACAAAGCACTTCAATATCTGGTGCGCGTCTGCAGTTGGATGGTTAGACCTGGACCTTTGGGCTAAAGGTGTCGACCGCACCCTCAAGATTGAAGACTTTGTAGGTGAGACGTGCTGGGCTGGCGTTGACCTTGCAAATAAGTGGGATCTCACCGCGTATGTTCTCCTGTTCTGCCGCGAAATTGCGGGCAAGCAGCACTACTATCTCTTCCCGCGCTTCTATCTTCCGGCGTCGTGTATCGATGACCCGACCAATGGTCACTATAAACAGTGGGCAGAGTACGGCTACCTTGAGGCTGTACCGGGCAACATCAACACCCACGACGAGCTACGGGAACAAATATTCGCGGATGCCCAAAAGTTCACTCTGCGAGAGGTTGCACATGACCCACATGGCGCGGCGAAGCTCGTAGCTGACCTGATCGACGGCGGTATTACCTGCATCGAGATCGAGCAGAAGTGGAAGTTTCAATCCGAACCTATGAAGGAGATGGAAGCCCTTGTAAGGGATTCCCGACTTCATCACGACGCCAATCCCTGCATGACGTGGTGCGTTGCGAACACCCTGGCGAAGAACCTCCCAAACGAGGTCATCGTTCCGCGCAGGTCATCGGACGACCGAAAGAAAATCGATGGCGTGATCGCTACCATCATGGCGATTGACCGTGCCACCCGATTAGCTCCCAAGAAGCCCAAAGGCTTCAGCCCCTTCTACGCATAAGACACGGACATCATGGCCCTTAAAGACGTACTAAACAGAACGCTGGGCCGTGGTAACTCGTCTCTCACGACGTTGAATCTATCGGAAACACGCGCCAATCCGCTGGAAAATCCGAGTGTCAGTCCGACCTCGCCGGGTGCATGGGCCATCCTCTCGGGTGATACGCCTACTCCGTCCGGCGAACTCGTAGGACATGCGACCGCACTCCAGGTAGCGTCTGTTTACACATGCATCAAGGTCATCAGCGAAGCCGTTGCACCGTTGCCATTCCGAGTATTCGAGCGAATGGAAAATGGTCGCAAAGAGGCCATTGACAACCCCATTTGGTATCTCCTGATGGTTGCTCCGAATCCGGAGATGACAGCGTACACATTTAAGGAAACACTCACCGCTGGTTTAATGACCACGGGCAACTGTTACGCCGAAATTAGACGCAACCCCAGCAAGCAGCCCGCTGCGCTGTATGTACTTCATCCGCTGTTGACCTCAGCGATGCGTGACGAAAGCGGGAAACTCTATTACACGACTCGCGACGGCATGAAGGCGGGCGAGACCCGCCGCATCGAAGCCTCTGACATCCTGCACGTGAAGCTCTATAGTCTCGACGGCATAACCGGAATGTCACCTATAACGCAGGCTAGAAACATGATTGGCCTGGACATCGCAGCCAACAAATTCGGCAGCCGATTCTTCGGTAATGGCTCCCGTCCCGGTGGCGTGATGTCGACTAAAAGCGACATCGACGACCCGACACGGCAAGAGATTAAGGAATCGTTCGAACGCGGCAATAGCGGTGAGAATCAGGGCCGGACAGCCTTTTTATACGGTGACTGGACCTACACCCAATTGGGAATCTCACCAGAAGAGAGTCAATTCCTCGGCACTCAAAATTATACCCGGTCATCCATCTGCGCTCTGTATCAAGTCCCTCCCCACATGGCCGGTGACCTTTCCCGATTGAGTAACGCTAACGCAGAGCAAGCATCACTCACGTTCGTATCGAATGCGCTCACTCCAATCACGAGTCAGTTTGAGAACGAGATGCTCGTCAAGCTGTTCCCGTCTACGGGCCGTAACGCAAACCGGTTCTTTGTTGAGGCTGACTATCGCCAGCGACTCAAGGGTGACTTTAAGTCAACGCTCGACGCTCTGTCCTCCGCACGTCAATGGGGGTATATGAGCGCGAACGAGGCTCGCAAAAGCATTGGTCTGAACCCAATCGGCCCAGAAGGTGATGTTTATCTCGCCGCCGTAAATATGGTCAACGCGGAAAAGTTACTCGATCCGACCTATAACGGCCAGCCCACCGGTACTGCCACAAGCAAGTCCAAGTCGGACCCGACAGGGACGGCAAATGATGGTGATTCGAATGAAGACTAACAGGGAAATACGCTCCCTCAAGATTCAAGAACTACGTGTAGTAACTAGTGATGACGGCGTCCGCAAGGTTACCGGCTACGCGGCCCTTTTCAATAGCCGCTCTGTCGACTTTGGGGGCTGGTACGAAATCATCTCTCCCTCAGCCTTTACCGCGACTCTCGCCGATAGCCCAGACGTACTTGCCCTCCGGGATCACGATCCTTCGATCCTGCTGGGCCGGACGCTATCCGGCACGCTTACGCTTAGTGTCGATTCGGTCGGACTGAAGTTTGACCTCACGCTTCCAGACACGACTCAGGCGGCTGATCTAGCAGAGTCTATGAGCCGGAAGGATATCGACTCTTGCTCCTTCGGCTTCACCACGGACAACGATGTGTGGACTGAAGACGGAGAAGGTAACACCGTTCGCACGCTGATCGCGGTAACTCTGTACGAGATCAGCATCGTCAGCTTCCCCGCGTACCCGGACACATCGGCTTCGCTGCGCTCTTGCCCGGTAGAAGTACGATCTCGCATCGAAGCTCCGGTGCTCGTACCGGTAGCCACAGATGAAGGCCTCGACCTGAATCTTCGCATTGCATTGGCTCAGCGCGTCTCGCGCTAAACGTCCCTAAACCTTCCCTCTAACTCCCTCGGCCATCTGCCGAGCGACCACCTTTGCCTCATAGGAAACAGCCACATGCCGACTCTCCTCCAGCTCCGCGATGCGCGGAACAAAGCCCTCACGGATGCACAGACCATCATGGTATCCGCCGACAACAAGCCTACCGCCGAGCAGCGCACCTCCGTCGAGGCCATGATCGCCGATGCGGACCGCATCGAGGGCGACATCGCAGTCGCCGAGCGTCTGGAGAAGTTCGACGCCGAGCAGCGCTCCTTCGTCCCTCCGCCTCGTGGTGGTGTGTCGGTTGATGAGCGTGCCGATGGGGAGCGCCGTGCCTTTGGTCAGTTCCTCCGGAGTGGTGGTCGCATGGAGGCCGTATCGTCCGATCTTCGTTCGTACCTCCAGCCCGCAGAAACCCGCGACATGACCTCCACCGGTGCCGCTGGTGCCGTCATCCCGCAGGCTTTCTCTCGCGTGCTGGTCGAAGCCCAGGCCGCATGGGGCGACCTTCTCAATATCGTCAACGTGGTCCCGAGTGACACTGGCGCACCTACCAAGATTCCCGTCAGCAATGACCTTGCCAACGCGCTGTACGAGGTCGGTGATGAGACTGTGCCGACCCAGGGCGCTGATCCCTTGCTCAGCTCAGTCATGCTGTCGACGTCACTGCTGACCGGAAAGCCCGTCATCGTGCCTCTGGCAACGATGCAGGATTCTGCGTTCGACCCTGAGACGTGGCTCCGCAACCAGTTCAGCAGGCGTTATTTCCGGGGGCTATCGCAGCTCATCGTGACCGGTTCGACATCCGGAAACATCGCCTCGATCCTCGGCCTCGCATCTGGCGCACAGGTGGCGGCTGTACCGGGTAGCGGCGACGCCGATCAGCACGAGATCAAGTACAACGACCTTGTGTCGCTGTATGGGGCGCTCGATCCCGCCTACGAGCAGTCCGCAGTGATGGCAATGAACTCCACCACGCGAGCCTACCTCCTCGGCATCACCAACACACTCGGCGACCCGATCCTCCAAAAGGATGTGCTGGGCAACCCGTTCAGCACGATTTTTGGCCGTCCGATCAAGCTCGTCCAGGCGCTGCCGAATCGCGGCACCGGGAAGCTGCCGATTCTGTTCGGTGACTTCTCACAGGGCTACACGCTCAAGACTGTCAACCCCGGTCTCCAGATCGTTCGCGCAAACGAGCGTTACATCGACCAGTGGTCCACCGGCTTTTTCTATGCGGTCCGTGCAGGTGGTGTCCTTACCGACGCGGGTTCCCACCCCATCGTTGGTCTCAAGACCCTGTAACCAGAAGAGGGAACGGGTTCTTAGCCCGTTCCCTCGAAAGGCTCTCATGACCGTTACATTTCTCCGCACCGTCGACAACTACCGATCGGGCTCCAGCTCCGAAGTAAGTCAGTCTCTCGGTCGCGGCCTCATCAGGCTTGGCCATGCCTACGAAACTTCGACGGTGAATACTTCCTCGTCAGTGTTCCCGGCTGAGACGGCCACACGTTTCGCTCCCAAGCCCGCGCAACGCAGAAAGAAGTAGGCAGGCCGCATGTCCATCGGACTCAAACTCGTGACGCCGCCGACGGTTGAGCCGGTCACCCTGGCCCTGGCGAAATCTCATCTGTGTGTCGACTTTCCAGAGGACGATCTACTGATAGCCGCTTACATCACAGGGGCCCGTCAGTTCTGTGAGAGGTACACGCATCGCGTGTTTTTTAGTCAGACCTGGCAGCTCAGTCTCGATCACTTCCCGATGTACGGCTGTGACTCTTCGTCGATGCAGCCGTCGACCGGACGGAACTGGCCTTACTGGGGTGCTCTCTGGGACGGTTTGATAATTCGCCTGCCCCGGCCTACATGTGTCTCGGTCACCTCGATCACATTCACCGATCAGTCCGGCAATCCGCAGACGCTTGCCCCGGCCAGCTACACCGTCGACGTCAACAGCGAACCGGCCCGCATTGTTCCCGCACCGACTACCTTCTGGCCATACACGCAATCGTACCTACCGGGATCGGTGAATATCAAATATGTCGCGGGTAGTTATGGCGACGGCACGGTGGTCAATACCTGTCCTCAGACGGTCGTCATTGCAATCCTCTTGATGGTTGGTCACCTTTACACGAACAGAGAAACGGTTAGCGAGCTGTCTCTGAAAGAGATCCCGCTTGGCGTCAAATCCCTGCTCGATACCGTCCGGTTCGACACCTTCACCTATGAGACGGGCTACTAGATGAACGCTGGCAAACTAAACCGCCGCATCCAAATACAGTCCCAGACCACAGCACAAGACTCTTTTGGACAACCGGTGCAGTCTTGGTCGACAGCCTACTCTTGCCGGGCATCCATCGACATTCAGCAGTCGCAACTCCTCTACTCGACTGCTGAGTTCATGAGTAAGGTCACCACTCGTATTTCACTAAGATGGACGTCCAGCGTCATCATCTCCGCTGCCATGCGTGTCGTTTACACAGAGCCTACTACCGGCGTTGTTCACACATACGAAATCATCGCGCCTCTGAACACCAAAGCTGCTAACCGCGAGCTGGTCTTGCTATGTTATGAGCTTTCGGTGAAGGAGTAATCGTGATCGAACTATCCTTCGCCGCTGCCCTCCAGGCATCATCAGCCGTCACAGCGATCACCGGACCACGCATCTACCCGTTGGTTCTTCCCAACGATGTCACATTGCCTGCCATCCACTACTCATTCGTAGGCGGATCGGCTAGTCCGACACTTACCACGACAGGCACCCAGAAGTATCGGGTTGAAGTGAACTGCTGGGGCGCAACCTACTCCGATGCGGTAATGCTTCGAGCCGCTGTCATCAAGGCGCTCAACGGGTATCTGGATGGGACGATGTCCATCCAGTTCCTGATGCCGCGTGATCTCTTCGATCACGAGTTGCTGCAATACCGCGCCGCCGCAGAGTTCTACATCCACTTCACCCCATAAGAATCCGCACCACCAGGAGCAACACACATGCCACAGCCAGCAGGAGCATCCCTCGCGCAAGCGGTGGGAACAGGCAGCATCATTTCGATCGGTGGAGTCACCGGTTCCACAGGCACCGAGACCTTCATCCCCATTGGTGAGATCAGCGATGGCAAGTTCACAGGCCGCAAGCGTGCGGTCACACCGACAACCAGCTTCGCTTCGCTTGGCATCGCCCGCAAGCTGGGAACTATCCTGGACTTCGGTCAGTTCACTTGCACCGTCCTTCGTGTCGGCAATGATGCAGGCCAGACCGCACTCATCGCCGCGAACCTCGCCGGTGGTAGCTACGATTTCGAGGTGCAGCTCCCGATCAATCCGAAGATCGGTCAGACGGTCGCAGGCGATGTGGTCACTCTCTCTGGAATCGTGACTGAGGCAGGGGACTTCGACCTGTCGCTCACCAAGGCCAGCGAGTACACGTTCACCGTGGACATCGACGGCTCTTACACCGTCACCGCCGGTAGCTAGTCAATCATGGCCATCCGCCTAACGGGTGGCCTCTATTCTGGGTAGCGAGTCGCCCTCGCTCTACTTGTAACTCCCACACATAAGGACATCCACCCATGGCCAAAGTAGCCAAGAATCCCGCTGTCGATCCCACTCTGCCGAAGGTAGAGCTGAAGCTCGGCGGACAGACGTACTTCCTCTGTTTCACCTTCGCCGGTCTCGCTCTGGCTGAGGCCAAGCTCCGCGCCCAGGGTATCGCGGCGAACCTGCTCCATGCTCTCGACCTCTCATCCCTCGATGCGAGTACCGTTGCGCCTCTGCTGTTCGGAGCGATGGTCACGCATGACCCGAAGATCACCTTCGATCAGGTGTCGGCGCTCGTCACACTCCGCAATGTCCCTGCGATCCTTCAGGCCATCACAAGCGCGTATGAGCAGTCGTTGGCCGAACCGACTGAGGAATCGAAGTCTGTCCCTTTGGACGAAACGCCGGAGTAGCTCCTACCCCGGCGCAGCTCTGGACCTCGATATGGTCCTGCGCTCGATATGACCTTCATCTCTCCGACGAGGACTTCTGGGCACTGACTCCCCGGTTGTTCGATGCTCTGTTAAAACGGCATCGCTATCACACCGAATCGAACGAGTTTCTGTTCGCCCAGGTAACGAGCTGGGTAGCGAACACGGGCTTCCGCTCAACGGAGAAGCCGACTACTCCGCGTGACTTCATGCCAAGTGAATGGCGTCGTGCCAAACCAGAAGCATCCTCCAAACCCAAACGCATGACCCGCAAACGTCGCGCTGAAGTGGCTGACGCTCTCCGCATGATCTTTCCCACGAGGTAGTTCCGCATGGCTGATGGACTTAGTTTTGAGATCGAAGGCCTCGCGGATCTCAAGGCAACGTTCGAGTCGTTAGCTACCAAGGAAGCGGACCGATGCGTACTGAAAGCACTGAAAGCCGGGGCCGTCATCGAGCAAGCTGCTATCACGGAACGGGCTCCTATTAAGGACACCACCGGCGGTCTGCTGCCTGATGGTGCCTTGAAGAGCGACATCGTCATCACTACGCGCCGTGACTCCCAAGGGAAGCCCTATGTCACTGTTGCTCCGGGTAAATACACGCGGCATGTAGCGCAATGGGTTGAGTACGGGCATCGGCTCATACGTGGTGGCTACTCAAAGCTGCTCAAGTCGGGAAAGACACGCGGCCCCGGTACACAGCTAGGCACTGTCGAAGAACATCCCTTCATCCGCCCCGGCTACGAAGAATCCCGCGAAGCCGTAGCCGCTGCCATCTCCACCACGTTGATTGAAGAGATCCGAAAGTCCGCTGCGAAAGGTGGCAAGTAAATGAGCACCGCCGCCGGTTCCGTCACAGTTGTCCTCAGCGCGAATACCACCAACTTCAGCGCGGCTTTGACTGAGGCGCAACGGAAGATCGATGCTCTCGCAGGTAAGTCCAGGGCCGCTGGTCATGGGACGGTTAGCTCCATGCAGGCAGCTTCTGCCTCTATCCGCTTAATGGAGAATCCGCTCGGGAATAATATCAGGGCAATTGAGAGATTGATCTCGCAGAGCAAGTTTCTCTCTGGCGTCCTGAAGGCTGCGTTCCCTATCGTGGGAGCCATCGCCATCGGGGCCATGGTCGCCAAGCTCGGGTCTGAAGTTGGCGCGTTCATCACCAAAGTCAACCAGATGCCAGCCGCTATCACCAAGGGCTTCGCATCGTTGGACCTTGCTGCGACGACATCCGTCGATGAACTCCAGCTTACCAACGATGCACTCCAGAACAGTATCAACAAGCTGCAAGGCAAGCCTCAGAACAACCTCAAGATCGTCTTCGACGATGCCAAGATTGCAGCCGACAAGCTGGCAACGTCCATTGAAGGTGATAACGACAAGCTAAACGAGCTTCTGTCCAAGGATCACCTCTCCGCATGGGCTTTCCTGCTCGGCAAGGCTGGTACGGCTGACCGCGAAGGCACGGTCAAGTACTACGGGAACCAGCAGGACGAGGCCGGATATCGCTATCAGCAGGCTATCCATAATCACGATGATGCTGGGGCTGCAAAGGCTCTTCAGGATCTGCACAACTCGCAGAACTCCGAGCTAAAGAATGTTCAGAGCGACCTTACTAAGCGTCAGAGCGTCACGGAAGGTCCGAACAACGACGCCAACATGGCAATCGACCGTGGTGTTGCGACCAACATCCTTGCCGAGCAGAACCGCGAGGAAGCCCAACTCACGAATGCTGACCTCACGGCGAAGAACAAGAAGCTAGAAGCTGCTAAGGCCGCAAGTGCCGCGTTCAAGGAAGCACAGAAGAAAGCCGCTGAAGAGCAGATGCAACAGTGGGAGTCCGATAACTCGGACTGGAAAGCCCTTCAGGACCGCTCACTCCTCGATAATGCTGCCTGGTGGAAAGCTAAACTCTCGACTCTGAGCACCGGGGCGTTGAACTACCGGAATGTGAACAAGAGGATCAATGCCGACATCATCGCGGACAACCGCGAGTTTGCGGCGATGATCGCCAAGTACACGACCGAGTATCAGGCCGACTTCCAGAAGTCTTCCGGTCTGACTGCCTCTGACGATGATGGCCTGAAGGTCCAAGGTAAGTCGGCAGTCGACTACATCCAATCCCTACGCGCTTCCATCGACCTGAACAAGCAGAACGCAGATGCTATTGCGGAATCATCTATCGCGATGGCTGTAGCGACGGGCCAGATGACGCGACTCGACGCGGCCCAGGCGATGGCAGCGGTCCACACGCATGATTACGCGGCGGCGCTACAAGCCCTCAAGGATCAGCGGGACAGCATCAGTACGTCTCATGAACAATCCACTTGGACGGAACGCCGCTCTCCAGGACAATGCCAATCGCACCATTGCTCTGAATACAACTCGTAGCATCCAGGTTGCACAAGATAGTTACGCGACGAATCCCGTCAGTTCGTCGGCATCAGTTGGATTCACGGACGCGCTGAATGACTTCGTGATGTCTACGCGAGACGCTGCGTCGCAGATGCGTGAGATCACCACCTCGACTCTGAGCACGTTGAACTCGGAGTTCGTCAAAGGCATCTCCGGTCAGCGCACCAGCTTCGGAGATGCAGGCGCATCGATCTTCCGCAATGTCGCCGGTGCCGGTATCCAGAAGGCCGAAGGTTCCATCCTCGGTGCTATGGGATTCGGCGGAGGCAAGTTAGGCACCAAAGCTAACCCGATGTACACCATCGCAGCCGATGCTAAGGATGCGGCCAGCGCTGCTGGTGGTTTCCTTAGCAAGTTCTTCGGTGGTGGCTCAAAAGGCCCAGGCTCGTCAGGTCTCAGCTCTGTCCTCGGGTCTGCCGCCGATGCTTCCATGACGGACCAATCCAACGGTGGAATCTCCACTATAGGTTCCGACCTAACGAGCCTGATTCCGTTCATCCCCGGATTCGCCGGTGGTGGCGCTGTCTCTCCCGGAACTCTAGCCCTAGTAGGAGAAAACGGTCCGGAACTCGCGTTCTTCGGCTCCGGCGCTCATATCACCCCTAATCATCAGCTATCCAGCGTCATCGGCTCGACGGGTGGCGACACCCATACGTGGAACATTGACGCGCGTGGATCGACCGATCCGGCGCAGACCAAAGCACTGGTACAGCAAGGCATTATGCAGGCCGCTCCTCACATCGCAGCCGCCTCGCAACGGAAGTCGACGGAAACCAATCGCCGTACTCCCTCCACACGCCGCTAAACACAACAGCTCATAGGAACACTCATGCCCACTGGATACACCATAGTGTCCGGGTCCGCTTTAAAGGACTCGACGGACACTCTCGTCACAAACGCCACCATCAGCTTCCAGCCAGTCAGCAACACTGGAGTACCAATCGCGTTCATGGCGGGCGGTGGTGGTCAAACCATCTTCAAGGCGGTGTCTGCGCCGGTGACAGCTGGTGTATTCACCATCCAGCTTGCCGACACGACGCTCACAACCCCCGTCCACATCGGCTATGCCGTGACGGTCACTGACAACCTGACTGGTGACCAGTTGCTTGGCCCTGGCTATGGGTGCATCCAGCCGTTTGGCGCGGCGTGGAACTTCGACACCTATGTCCCAAACCTTCCCGCACAGACAACCATACAGCTCGGACCCAACGGCCTCAGTGCGTATCAAATAGCTATCGCCAATGGTTTCTCTGGAACGCAGGCCCAATGGCTTTCATCGCTTGTAGGGCCCAGCCTTTCGATTGATGTGGTTACATCCGGTAGCACTGGATCTCCCCAGACACTCGTGTTCGCACACAACCTTGGGACGTTCAATCCTGACTGCACTTGGCAACTAGCATCGGGGCCAGTGCCCGATTGCAACCCGCCGATCTTTGCGGATGCCAACACTGTTACGATCGTCTGCCGAACTTCGGGATCAAGGATACGGGGCAACTTTGTTTACATGCCTTCGTCTAGCGTCATCGCGACCCAGCCTCTTTATGACTGGGAGTCCAACGAGCTTACGGGAACCGTGTTCGCCAACTCCGGGATCGGTCCAAGTAACGATGCCACCCATACAGCAGTGTCCGTTGGGAGCAGTACGACCTCTGGGTTTACCGGCTTCACTGGGTATACCGGCGGGATGGCCTTCTATGACCCCACGCACGGTAATTCCTCGTCAGTAACGGTTCAGCCAAACGTGTTTGCACCTAATAGAGCGTTCACGCTTTCGTTCTTTTGCTCTCTCCTCAATCTCGGAACCATCCTGGCAGACTCGCTCAACTTTACTACTGGTGGCCATGCCGGAGTTTTCATCGGGTTTGTCGGTAGCGTGACTGCTCCTCAACTCAAGTTCAGTCTTGTCGAAACAACTGGTGCCCGTGGAATCATTGTTCCGAGTGTGGTCATGTCGGTATCGACAACCGCTGCCGTGCACTATGCCGTCTCTTACGATGGAAGCGGCCATGCGTCGGGTGTGAAGTTTTATTGCAATGGCGTCCCGGTGGCTCAGAGCTTCGTAAATGCTGACAGCCTGCTCACAACCGATACCACGGCCAACAGCGGGAATCCTATTTGGATAGGTCGACAGCCTGACAACTCCAATCCGATGACGGGTATTATCTGCCGCGTCAAGCTGTATGCCTTCCAACCCACCGATGCATTTATCGCCGCCCTTCACGCGGCTGGAGCCTAATCATGCCGATTACTCAAATATTTCCGGGTGGAATCGGGGTCACTGTTCCGCAGTTTCTTCCGTTTAGTCCTAACGTTGTCGTGGCCTCACGGATTCCCGGCGTGGTGCTTGATTGCGATCTCGGTACTGGCGCAAAGATCGGTGGTGGCGTAGCTACGGACAACTCAGACGCGTTCATTGCTGTAACATCCGTTCCCGGCAATGTGCTGTTGATGGATGGTCCAAGCCTTATTAGTAAATGCCTACTACTTCCAGCGGCGGGCGGCGGTGGAGGTATCGTCGGCATCGGCACGATTGCCTCCGGGTTCTTCCTGAAGAGCGGGTCGAATTGCGACATGATCCACAACGGGGCCGTTGGTGCGAACATTCCGTCCGACCCTGGTGGCGGAGTCGGGAGCATTGGTCGCGGCTCTGGCGTCATCCTCAAGAATTTCATGCTCAATGGCAATGGTCCTAATGTGACCAAGATCCCCGCCGCAGACACGTTCAATATGGGCATCAACCTCATGGACATGGAAGACATCGTCATTGAGGATGTCGATATCTACGACTGTGTGAGCTACGGCATCAGACTCTCAAACTGCGGAACCGTGAGTGTTCGTAACTACAACGTCATATCTCCAAGCCGTGCCATCAACACAGACGGCCTCCATATGAACGGTGGATGCAACGATGTCGATTGGAACGGGGGCTATGCCGATGTGGGGGATGATCCATGGGCGGTAAATCCTCCGGAAGGTCGCGGTGGGGACTGTTTCAACATCACCATTCGGAACATCATTCTTGGCAACTGTTTCTCGGCTGGACGTATCTACACCACTATCAATGGCACTACTAATTTCACTGTCTCTGATGTCTTGATTGACAACGTGAGGGGCACCACCTTCAATACAGGGTTTGTGCTTGGTTTGGCTGGTGCGGGCACGGACTATGCTGGAAACGTTGAGGGTATCACCAATGTTAGGTATACGAATTGCACAATAAACTGCACGGCAAGCACGGGCGGGACCGCTCCGGGCTTCTGCACGCAATCAACCAACTTGGGCCACGTAGAGTTCCGTAATTGCATCTGGGACTCGCCAGTGGTAGCTGCATCATGGATAGGATCGGCGGGGCCGTTTTCTGCCACGCATATCGGCTTCCACAACTGCAAGGTTCGCCGCACGACTGCGGGTCACGCCGACGTATCCTTCCTCGCCGGTCCGGGAACAGTGTCGAATCTTGTCATCGATGTATGTGCGGTTGAAGACGTTCCGGGGACTGCCTTCGCTCCGATCACTCAGTTTTCAACCAAGGGTGATTATCTCGAGCACGTCGTCATCAATGGACTGGACGGCACAAAAATCACCGCGTTCGATACCCATCTCAGTGCGGCAAATGGGGTCATCTCCGGCCCCGGTGTGCTTACATCGGGTCTGCAATTCGCGGATGCATTTGTTGCATCCGGAACACCGTACTTGTCGTCCACGAGCAGCGGAGCCCTGTCGATCAATCTTGCAGGCACAACAAGGCGTATCAACGTGACTTAGGCATAGCTCTTCGTCTCATCCCGCCTCTCTGACTCTTCCTTTCAACCTGTAGGAACCCCGCACATCATGTCCATCATCGGCACAACCCCTAACGGGGTTCCTATTATCGCGTGTCCATCGTCCGGTCATCTCGCCGCAATCGAGGTAACGATGACGGATGCTGTCTCTATCGTCTCTTCTCCATTCTCCGGGCAGACACAGGCGCAGCAATGGCCGGGTGCGGATGCGTGGAGTGGAATGCTGACATTGCCACCGCTCAACCAGGATGAAGCGGACATCTGGACATCGTTCCTGGCTGAGTTGCGGGGTATGGCGAATGCCTTCTCTATGGGCGATCCGATGAAGCGTAATCCCAAAGGAAACGCTGTCGGACTGCCAGTGGTCGACATGACCACGGCGGGCACCAACATCGCGGGAGCGCAGACTCTCTATACGCGAGGCTGGACTCATAGCTCATTCGGCCTATTGCTTACGGGTGACTACCTACAAGTCGGCAACCGTCTGCACAAGGTTCTTGACCGCATCAACTCGGACGCCACAGGTAAGGCACAGATTCCCATTTGGCCTTCGTTGCGGGAACTTCCTACCGATGGTGAAGCCATCATCCTCAACAATCCCAAAGGACTGTTCCGTCTGGCTCAGAACAAGCGAACCTGGAGTTCCTCGGCTGATCTGACCACTCACATCTCCTTCCCGATTCAGGAATTCCGATGAGCCGCAATCTAGACCCGACATTCGCCGAAACCTTGAACGCGGGGATTGTCATGCCCGCCATCCTCGTCATGTTGACTTTCAAGTCGAGTACGGCTTACTGCTGGTCCGGAATCGGCACGCTTGTATGGGATGCGCAGTCGTTCCTCGGTGTCGGCTCTCTCGGCAAGTTGGGTGCAATTACCGAAGGCATCGATGTCAAGGCCGATGGAACGACACTCACGCTCTCGGGCATTGACCCGGTCTTCAAGGCCTCGGCTCTGACCGATATCAAGCTGGGCGCACCGGCGAAGGTCTGGTACGGGCACATGCTGAATGGCGTGTTGATCGGCGCTCCTTATCTCATCTTCTCTGGGCAGGTCGACAAACCTTCCTTCTCCATTGGCGGCGATACCGTGTCAATCACACTCGCGCTCGAAAACAAACTTATCAATCACGCACGGGCGAGCAATCGTCGGTACACGTCGGCAGACCAGAGAATCGCTTATCCGACCGATACAGGCTTTGCTGGGGTGGAAGCGCTTTCGGATCAGGCCTTGATGTGGGGATAAGCTGACTCCTCTCTTTCTGCGCTAGCCACCTTCACAACTGACTGGACCACTCTCATGTCTCTCCAAAAAATAGAGCATTGGCAAACTCGCGCCTTTGACGAGTACCTGCGGACCAATGCTCACGCTCCCTTCGCCTGGGGCACGAACGACTGTTGCTTGTTTCCGGCAAACGTCATTCTCGCCAACACTGGCGTAGACATCGCTTCCGACTTCCGGGGCAAGTACACCGATGAAGCGTCAGCCTTTGCGCTTATCAAGTCCGTGACGGGTGGCTCGACCGTCGCTGATGCTGCGGCCTATTGTGCGACCAAGCATGGACTGGTCGAGCACACCTTTCCCCTCATGGCGAAGCGCGGTGACCTCGTCGCCATGAAGAACGGTGACACCCTCATCTGCGGCGTCGTGCATTTGAACGGTCGGCACGTTGTCACCGTCTCCGAGTCGGGCTTGCGCCGACTTCCCATCACCAGCGTTACGAGAGCGTGGTCTGTATGAGCAAGGCGATAGAAGGGGCCGCGATGCTCGCGGGTGCTGTCGGGATGGGTGTCGCTGTCTATTTTGACCCGGCTCTCCTCGCATCGCCCGCATTCGACAAACTCTGGGCGTCACTCGCCATTGGCGGGATCTCCATGGAAGCGGGTGCAATCGCCAACTCGCTGACGAGTAATCGTGGAATGGCGATCACCACGCGGTCAGCGGCTGCGAACAGACAAATCATCTACGGACAGCGTCGAGTCGGTGGAGTTGAAATCTGGCGCTCTACCACTGGATCGAGTAAGTCGAACTTCAATTACGTGATCGTGCTTGCAGGTCACCCGTGCGACTCCATCGTCAATCTCTATCTCGACGGGCGGCAAGTCTTCTGGCAGGTTGGAAGCGTCGGAAACACCACCCGCAACGGGCATAATTTCGGCGGATCGTCGAATGCCAACTCCTACACCGGCCCGAGCGGGCAATATAACTTCGGCCCTTCCGCCGTCTACTGCGAGGCTCGCTACGGCGATCAGGTAGAAGGCGATGTCATCGGCGGGCTTACCGCCAATGATCCTAACTGGGCAGCGACTGCGGATGGTTCTCCCTGGGTTGGGGGATGCACCTACGTCTATTTGAAGGTTGAATTCAACTCTAACGACTTCGTCAACGAGCCCGAGATCCGGTTCACGGTCAATGGGAAGAACAACATCTTCGATCCGCGCACTGGGACAACCGGATTCACCACGAATTGGGCGCTGATATGTGCCGATGTCATCACCGACCCGGTGTTCGGACTGGGCGACAATACGGTCAACCAGGCGCAGCTCATTGCTGCGGCGAACGTCTGCGATGAGCAGGTAGCGCTGGGCATAGCGCCGGGGAATCTCACAGAGGCTCGTTATACGACGAACTATAACTATGACACCTCCGTCACTCCAGGAAACGCGCTCGCAGCGATGATGGACGGTGCCGCCGGTCGCCTGTCTCGTATCGGTGGCGAATGGTTCATCTTTCCTGCTTACTGGCAGGGACCTAGCTTCACCTTTGATGAGAATGCACTCACCGGGACGATGCAGTGGGAGTCGTACAGGTCATTTTCCGACCTTATCAATGTTGTAACTGGCACGTATATTGCTCCGAACTACCCGTACAACATCACCGGCAATCTCTACTACGCTAATGGCTTCTATAACGGAGCGATCCAGAACAACTTTCCGTTCGCATTCCAGCCGACAAACTTTCCTCAGTATGCGGTGGACACCTTGCATGGCTATGCCAGCAATGTCTATTTGGATGAGGATGGCGGTCAGGTACTTCCCAAAGAGATCTCGCTATCGACTGTGCTAAGCGTTTCTCAGGCTCAAAGAGTCGCCAAGATCCTGCTTGAGCGTAATCGCCAGCAGGGAAGCGGAACCTTCCCCATGTCGCTCGCGGCCTTCGCAATGCAGCCCTGCGATGTCATGCAGTTCAACTTCGCTGAGAACGGTTGGGTCAACAAATACCTGGAGATCGTCGGAGTTACCTTTGCGATCTCCGAGTCCCAAGATAGCGGAGCCCAATTCGTGGGCTGCCAAATGCTTGTTGGGGAAACGTCGTCATCGGTCTACGAGTGGGCTACTACCGAAGAACTAAGCGTATACAGCCTGCCGGCAGCTGCTTAGTTTCAGAACTACATCTTCTCCCCATCACTACAAAGGACCACGCATGTCAGACAGCACCCAGGATCTCATCCTGGAGGAGCTTCAACTCCTCCGCAGAGACTTCAGCGATTTCAGTCGCGATACAGCGGGGCGAGTTTCGTCCCTTGAAACGGATGTCCGGTCCCTGGTTGGGAACGGGCAACCAGGCCGTGTGGCTTTGCTGGAGAGAGCGGTCTCAAAGCTCTCTCAGTGGCGTTGGTGGCTGGTCGGATGTGCGGCGGGGAGCAGTGGCGTGATCTCAGCGATTGCGTGGGTGATTGTGGCATCGAGGAAGCAATGATAAACATGACTATCAGTGATACAGGAATCAAACTCATAGAGAGCTTCGAGGGCCTGCGTCTCACCGCGTATCAAGATGTCAAAGGCATTTGGACGATCGGCTATGGGCACACCGGAAAAGACGTCCATCCAGGCCTGACCATCACCGAGGCTGAGGCCGACAACCTCATGCGCCTGGATCTCAGGATTGCGGAAGCAGGTGTGAACCATCTAGTGACGTATCCGGTTACGCAGACTGAGTTCGATGCGCTCGGGTCGTTCGCGTTCAATGTCGGAGTAGGTTCCCTGGCATCGTCAACTCTGCTGAAAGATGTCAATCGAGGCGATGTGACCGACGCAGAGCAGCAGTTCCTACGTTGGGATCACGCGGGGAATGTAGAAGTTGAGGGACTACGTAAACGAAGAATGGCGGAAGCGGCTATGTTCGCCGGAACAGTGGCGGAGTAAGCAAAACACCGCAGAGAATAAAAAGCACGCGACCCCAGTTGTCTTCATCATCGGATGAGGATGGCTGGGGTCCTTTTGCGTTCACATAACAAGGGTTAACGCCCGGTGGATGTTCTCGGACATGTTTATACCTTGATTAACTTTGAAGGTTACCTCACACCCGCTATTTTCCTCAGTTGACTCACCTCAAGGTGCCAGCTAGTATCCATCTGATCCTTCCAGCCAAGTAGCTCTGTTGTCCCTTTGGAGTCCTATGCGTCTTCTTTACTCTGTTATCTGCCTTGCTTTGCCTTTTTCCACCGTAGCCACGTTCGTTGGCCAGACTCCCAGTCCATCGGTCTTTCTGGCGCAAGCACAAACCGCCACATTAGCTGGAAAGTCCTTTCACACATTAAAGCTGAGTGGGACGGCAGAATGGACCGCAGGGTCTCAGCAGGAGACCGGGAACGCGGAGCTGGAAGCGAATGCCGACGGCTCGACAAGCGTTCAACTCAACCTCAGCAAAGCCACTCGGACAGAGACGCAAGCGAAGACCGATTCCGAGAAAACATGTCAATGGACAGATGCTGCTGGTACTGTCCATGACGTCCTGGGGCCGAATTGCTTCGTTTCTATACCGTGGTTTGCCCCCATTCTCTTCACTCAGGCTTCCTCCCAACTACCAGCGTTGCTCACAACTGCGGACGACGGAGCCGTGACAAAAGATGGTACTGCGCTTCATCAGGTCAGCTACAAGCTGAACATTCAAGGCGCGGATGATGCGGCTACCAAGAGGGCACAGGATGCAAGCACGGTGAAAGTCTTCTTCGACCCGCAGACGTTTCTGCCGTCGAGTCTTGAGTACGCCATTCATCCGGACAACAACGACCTTCAGTCCCTCGACGTGAAGGTGGTGTTCAGCGACTACCGCTCGGTCTCTGGAGTCATGCTGCCCTTTCACATCGAAAAATACATTCAACGCTCGTTGCAACTGAAGTTGGATATCAGCAACACCTCCATTGAATAA